ATAATGCGTTAGATACTGTGCCACCTAATTGAATAACATTATTACCTACATTAGCCACTGCTTCTAAAACTGAAAGAGTTGAAGCTTCAGGCACATCTTTAAAAAAATCTAAAAAAGCTGCAGAGTATTTATTGTATTCTTCTTTATTCTCTTCTTTAATAACTGGTCCAACACCATCAACTTTATTCTCACCAAGTAATTCGTAAGGATCTATATTTTGCTCACGCATTTTAGCCAAGATAGGACTAGAGTATTTTTCCTCTTCATCATAGATCGGCATATAAAGATCATCAACGACATCAAACTCTTCGTAGTTTTCTATATTTTCTTCAGGTGGTAATTGTTTTTCTTCAGCCATTACTTAGTTGCCGTTGCTTTTGTTTCTTCTTTTACTGATAAACTGTTATCACTAGAGAAACCAAAATCTTTCTTAACTTTTTCTCTGATAATAAAAACATCTTCCATCGTATCTAAAACATCAATATCTCTTTTAAGTTCGCTAATTGTGATGTTACCGTTTTTGTATTTAGCAAAAACTTGATTACGCCAGCCTTCAAATATCTCATCACTACTTTTTTTCTTTTGTGTATCAGTAGGATCTGTAATCTTAATTGATGTGACTTGGTTTATATCGTAGATCGTTGGTAATTTATCTTGTTGTAACATATAGCCGTTAACTGTTTTCATAAAAGCAGTTTCAGCATTAAAACCATCAGCAATATACTGATTGTAAATTCTATTAGCGTTTCGTCTTATACCTTGGTCAGCTTTTTCTTTTGTACCAAAAGTTTTATAAATACCGCCACCATCTATCTTACCAGTAATATCATCTATTTTTTTCTGATAAAATTTTATGTCTGCAAACACAGCTCGGTCTTTTGATTTCTCAATTACCGTTCTCATTGTATCTACGTCTC